CTGGTTCCTCTACTGGTTCCTCTGGTTCAGGTTCTTCAGGCTCTGGTGTAAGTAAAACTTCAGTAATTTCAGGCTCTTCTACTTCTGCTCCTTGTTTTTTAACGTATTCAACACATTTAGTGTATTTCTTAGTAAGTCGTTTTCCAGACTTCGTGAATTTTTTAACTGATTTATTTTTAGAAACCATTATAATAATATTAGAAATAAGTTAAAAGAAAGAGACATTTATTAATTACAAAAAAAATATTTTAATGGAAGTCGAACGTTTGAAAAATATTCGCGACCAGATAGGCGCTCTCGATAAAAACGAACAGCACGAAATATTTAAAATTATTCGTAGTAATGATGAAAACAAATATACCGAAAACAATAATGGAATATTTATTAACATGAATAAGTTAGATTTGGCTACTCTTACTAATATTGAAAGTTTCCTAGAGTTTTCAAATCAAAACAAGAAGATATTTGAGGACGGAACTGAACCTGAAAAGTAATTTAAAATTGATTTAAAATAATGATGAAGAATTGTAATACATCCAAACCAAAACCTAGAAGAAGAATATAGAATGGCAGTCACACTCAACGAAATTACCAAATACGTAAAGCATAACAACTCTGATATTAAATTCGACATCAACGTAATTCCAGACTTCGAACAACCAGCAAAAATTCCACAGAAAGTAGTTAATCCCGAAAGGCTACTTGAAGACGAGCGTGAAAAGACACTAGATACAAATGTGTTGAAGTATCGTCGTGATGAAATTATTAACCTACCTACATTCCTTGATAAGTTCTTTGACCTTAATAACTATTATACTTTTGGTGTAGTTCAGGAGAAATCATTCATTTATAGTCTATTGTATGTTGTAGATACCAACTTCAAATTCCTATCTGAAACAGACCAGGCAGCATTAGTAGCGGAAAAATCTGTGGAATTTCTAGAAGCACTCGGTGCTGATACTGAATTTAAAAAGGGTACAGAGGCTACAAAGGCACTTCATGCCGAAGATTACACAAATAATCGTGTAGTAGAGTTTCTTTCAGGTAATCTACAGCGAAACATTATTATCTTGGACCTTAATGAGAAGACACATCAACTTTATCGTGAATTTAATGGCGATTTCACTACAGTAGTAGTTCTAAAGAGCGGAACAACATACTTTCCGTTGTCTTGTATTGATGGCTCAGACATCTCTAATTCTACAGCTATTTCACTAATGAAATTCTTTAAATGATTAGAGTAATGACTATATAAGAGAGAATGTTATTAATTTTTTTTTTATTAAGAGAAAATTGAACTTAAAAATTAAATTGTTATATTATATAAAAATGGACTTAACTAATTACTCGACACAAATCGAGAAAGCTATAAGGTATGCCTTACAGGATAAGGCTCTAGAACTTGAAGTAGTTCTTCGTAATACAAATGTGAATGTTTCCGTTTTTACAAAATTTATGGCTAAATTGAAAACTCTCGGCAGCCAGCTCAAAACCACAGAACCAGAAATAGAAGAATCACTCGATATTAGTTTAGCAGACCCCAAAGTTAATACACGTATTACACTCATAGGAAAACGCGCTATTAGTGAATATTGTAAAAATAATGAATTAACAGGCATTCCTAGTCGTGTAGTTAGAATCATCAACAAGGAACGCGTTTCAAAAATAGATATTCCTGATTATCATATTCGTTTCAACTCAAAGCGCGAGAAAGGTGTTTCACAGAAATCACCCGAAGCACTTTCATTAATAGGTCAATTAAAGGGATTAGACAAAATATTTAGATACAAAAGAAGATATAGTTTCTATACTGCTGATAACTTGTTCCGCTTTGATTTAACAATAGTTAAAACTAATACTTCCCGTGAAACACGTGGTCCAAACACTAAAAAAATGAAGAGCGAAGTTCGTGATTACATGCGCAAATATATTGTAGTTCCTGAATTTGTAGCCGACAAAGACAAATGGCTCGATGGAATTAAAGGCAACGAATTCGTCGAACTTATGGGTAAAGCATATACTGAATTTATTCCAAAGAAAACAATTAAAGCCGCTAAGGTATTTGAAAATCCTATGAGTTATGAAATAGAATTGGAATTCCTTGGTAATCAACTTGAGCGCGACCAACGCCCCAATAATGCTACTGTCTTAGCTGGTTTTATCCAAAATATAGGTTGTATTTTACAGAGTATAGGCGACAACTACTTTGTAATCTCTGAAACTGAAAAATCGCAGTTCTTTGATACATACAAGAAATTAGTTCGTGATTATAAATTCTCAGGACCAAACACAGTTGACCTTGAACTATCAAGTGTTTTGGCAAGAGATTATAGTGATTATTACTCTAGTGTAAATATTCGTAAAGGCTATTCAGTCACAGATAAAGCAGACGGTGAACGAAATCTTCTTCTTGTTAATACAGATTCCAAATGCTACCTTATGAACCGTAAAAATGTTGTTAAGGCAACCGGTATTAAAATACCAGGTTTTGAAAATACCTTGCTTGATGGAGAATATATTACAGTAGATAAACACGGAAAATCAATAAGTCTGTTTATGATATTCGACATCTATTTCTTCAAGGGCAGCGACGTTCGCGACAGAGTATTAAATCGCTCTATGGATGACCGCGCTGACGCAGATTCAACTATTAAAACCAGTAGATTTGAATACCTCGATGATTTTTTTGACGAATTCCGCTTAGAATACACAAGCGAAACTAGTGTTAAATTCGTTATTGAACGTAAGAAGTTCTACTTTGGAAACGCTGACCCATTCAACGCGAATACAGAACGGGAAATTACACGGTTAGAGGGAATGCTTTCAAGAACTACAGACTCTGATGAAGATAAAGTTAAAAAGGAGCGTCTTATTAGAAATATTAGGGCAGCTCGTGGAGATACTGAAATATTCGAATACTGTAAGACTATTTTAGAACGCGATTACGTGTATGATATTGATGGTTTGGTTTTTACACCAATTAACTTGGCTGTAGGAGAAGAGCCCAATATTCGTAAACGCAACCAATATTCAGGAAGATGGCATCGCTGTTTTAAATGGAAACCACAGGACCTTATTACTATTGATTTTCAGGTGTCAGTAAAACGCGACGGAAATGGAAAACCCGAAATAAAATATGGAGAATACAAGGGCACTATGGTGCCTTATCAAAGCTTAGTGCTTAAGGTTGGATACGACCCACGCCAACACACCCGCTATAACTCATTCCGCGTATTAAATGAGGCACAGGTTTACGCTGAAAGGTTTAGTCCTGTTCCTTTCCAGCCTGTAAATCCATTCATGCGAGATACACACATTCTCTATATTCCAGTTGAAGGTAATAGTATAAAATGTGAGAATGGAATGGCCATACGCGATGGTGATATTGTAGAATGTCTCTACAACCCAACAGCAAAGGGGCATTTCAACAAATGGCGACCTCTTCGAGTCCGCGATGTTCTTACACCTAACGATTTCACAACAGCAAATAATGTATGGCGCACATTTCATAATCCAGTAAGTCATAAGGCTATTACTACTGGTGTCATCGAAGAAACACGTGAAGAAACATACTACTTCAACGTAAATGCTCGTAAGAATATGGCTAGTAAAAGTTTAGCTGATTACCACTCTTTCCTAAAGAAAAACCTCATAAAATCAGTTTCAAGAGATGGTGGAACATTACTCGATTTATCTTGTGGAAAGCTCGGGGATTTAAACCATTGGTTAGATGCCAACTTAAATATGTGTGTAGGTATGGACTTGAACCGCGATAACTTAGAGAATGTAGATAATGGAGCAGCTAATCGTGTATTAAATCGTATGCTTGAATACCAGAGTGGTGAGAGTGGTGAAATTCCAGTTCTTCTTGAAAATATTATGCTTATCTGGGCTGATACTTCATTAAATGTTAATGATTCAACCGCTGGCCGAGATATACTTAATAAATACTATCTTGATATCCTGAAGGCGAGAGTTCCAGTTGAAGACGTATCAAATAGTAAATTGCGTAAATTTTATGGTATTGCCGATTCAAGTAGTGGTTCCGGTTTCGACGTAGTAAGTTGCCAGTTCTCTATTCACTATTTCTTTGAAAATGAAAAGACCCTATCTACATTCTTAATGAATGTTAGTGAAAACTTGCGTGAAGGTGGTAAATTTATTGGCACTTGCCTAAATGGTAATAGAGTATTTGAAGCACTTCGCGGAGGACAGACAGTAGAAAGGTTTAGTGAAGATAAGCTTCTCTGGAAAATTACAAAGAAATATGACTCTGGCGTAGAAGTTTTCCCAAATACACCTGAAGGATTGGGAATGAAGGTAGATGTATATTTCGAGTCAATAGGAAGCACGACAGCCGAATACCTTGTTAATATGTCTTTCTTAGAAAGTATGGCTGCTAGATATGGACTTAAATTAATTACATTAAATTCTTTTGGAAATAAATATCCTGAACTACTTGAATTAAAGACTAAATATGGAGATGCTGGAAATATGACGCCTGAATTAAAAGAATATAGTTTCTTGAATGACTACTTTATATTTGAAAAAGATTTAAAGGAACCCGCTGAGAATTAATTAGTAGTGTATTATGATTTTCATAATCAAGGATAGTGAAAACAAAGAAACGAGCTCTAGGGTTGAATTACCTATACCTAAAGTATTTTTTTCTTATTTTACTAATACAGAGGAATTTATTAGTGAATATGAGAACATTAATAATGTTGAACGCCGAGATTTAATGAAAATCAAGAATGCTATAGACAATTATGATATTAAAGAGTGGGATAAGAGTAAAAAGTTGGCTAATCCATATGAATTAATTTATATGCCTTCTAGAAAAATTAGACATGAAAGTATTGCTAATATTGACCCACTAAGTCGTTCTTATTTTAAGATGTGGGAAATGCTATTTCATCACTCTTTTATTCCAAAGGATTCTAAAAGGGTATGTATTTTGAATATAGCTGAAGGTCCAGGTGGATTTATTGAGGCTTTGGTAAATTACCGTAAGATATATCATAACTCGGTAGATACAATTAATGCTATTACACTAAAGTCCACAAACAAAGAGATACCTGGTTGGGATAAGGCATATCAGTTTTTAATGAAAAATCGAAATGTTAAAATTCACTATGGCGCTGATAATACAGGTAATATTTATAGTGTTGAAAATATCAAACACTTACGTGATTTCATTACTAGTAATAATCAACAAGCTATACTTATTACAGCGGATGGTGGATTTGATTATTCCAAAAATTTTAATAAACAGGAGATGAGTAGTTATAAAATTATTTTCTGCGAGATTGTTACCGCCATAGCAAATCAAGCTAAAGGAGGTAGTTTTATTTGTAAGTTGTTTGACACATATAGTAGGATTTCTAAATTTTTTATTTATCTGCTATGTTGTCTATATGAAACTGTATTAATTCACAAACCTGTAACTAGTCGTCCAGCAAATTCAGAGAAATACATAGTGTGTAAAGGGTTTTTAGGTATAACCGAAGATTATTTGAATCGTCTTTTTATAACAATTAATTTATGGAATGTTGTTGAAGGTAAAGGTGGTTATATAAAAACTATTTTTAGTGGGGATATACCTGAAGAAATAAACTCAAAAATAAATGAATTAAATACAATTCATTACAACGAACAGAAAAAAAGTATTGAGAGAACTATTAATTTAATATGTAAAAAGCCTAATCTCAGTTTTTTGAATGAGATTATTGCTCAACAGGTTTCTCACGCTCAAGAGTGGTGTAAAAGATATGAAGTTCCAATTAACTCTAATAGCACATTTATAGATAAGAAGTCTTAATTATTTTCTAGTATTTATTATAATGAGTAAAAGTAATAATTGTTATTTTCCTTATGAACTTACTGGTGTTCCAGATAAACAAGTTGATAAAGTTAGTG